TCTTAACTTTGTAACAGTCATTGCTTGAAGCTCGTCAAGGGTAAAAGAATCCAAATTTAATGTCTCAATGAATTTGATATCCAAGTAGTTATCAACATAATTACGCGTCTCCTGCTGTCCTGCTCCGTCTTCTTCTGCCTCTACCTCTGCCTCTACCTCTGCCTCTTCGTGTATCTCTTCGTGTATCTCTTCGGGTGTTTCTTCGGGTGTTACTTCGTGTATCTCTTCAGGTGTTTCTTCGTGTATCTCTTCAGGTGTTTCTTCGATTTCTTCTTCGCTTAGTTCTTCATATTCTTCATCTTCATATTCACGACGAATTCCCTTTGAATTGAATACGACTACATGTGGGACTTTATTTACAACGTCACCGAGTTTATCCGATATATCTTCTACAACACTACTCGCATCTTCTTCCGCATCGAATTTGCCCCCGAATTTGCCCCCGAGTTTGGGCTTTTGACTCATCTTCTTATATATTTTGAACCCTGTATATGCAATTAAAAACAAAATCGCACAAAACAAAAGTAATGTATTTAGATTCATTTATACCAACGACGCAATTTTAATATATAAAAATATACGCACTTCTCTATACGTGTTTCATATAAAACATACGCACCATTTTATCAAGAAGTACTTTTTCATTTTGATAAATTCTACAAGAGATTATTTCTGTCTTATTCTCTATACGATGGGACCTAATTTCCTCAAGGCATTTGGATAAGAACTTCTGAATAATTTCTTCTCTACTTTGAATACCATCCGAGTAAGACTTCCATTTATCGATATCATATTGTGTTGGTTTTGAGTAAGGCAACGGTCGAACCATGATTAAATTATATACGTGGTTTTACCTTATATTTGTATAGCCACGGAGAATAAATATAAGGATTGAGACAGCTACAATAAATGTAAGGAAAAATATAAGTGAAGTTATAATAATATAAGGATACATGTGTCTGAATGCGTACGTTATAATTGGATCAAGAATATCAACCTGTAATCGCATCATATTTTCTTCTTTTTTTACTTCTGTTATGGTATGATTGAGAAGATCATTTATAATATCATGTATGACAGGCATGAGTGCGTTTAAAATACGTATTAAAAATATCATGAAATGTCAAACGCATGGACGAAGATTCTGGAGAATATGTATTGAATTTTGATCAGATAGATTTTGATAGTTTTGAATTTGGAGAAATCAAATCTCTAGGTCAAGCATATGAAGCAGAGATTCACCCAGTGACAGATGATGACGAATCGTGTCATATATGCTTTCCTTCTTTCAAGGTAGATGAGAATGGTGTTCCTATTGATTGCGAGTCTGGAAAGAGAAATGCTCAACTTGTTTTTACACTCGACTCGGATAATGCTGAGCATACCGAACTTGCAGAATGGTTTGAAGGCTTTGATAATTGGGTCATTGAGAGTATTATCAAAAACCATCCTCGGTGGTTTGGTCACCTTTGGAAACAAGGAGAGAAGATGGCGGGCAAGCCAAAACCACCGCCAGAAGTCCTTGCTTCGATGTACGAGCGAAACTTTGATGGTGTAGCCTTTAGTTTAAGAGTACCAATACGCAAAGATAAGCCCTTTATCGAGTGTTTTGATATAGAACAAACAAGTATTCCCTTCGAATCTATCCAGAATTGTGATGTTATCCCCGTCGTAGAATTCAAGTCGGTAAGACTCTATAGTCGTAAATCCGTGTGTGACTTAGTACTTCGTGGACTCTGTGCTCAATGCTCTTATGAAGAGATGGGTGTAGAATATAAAATATGCCCTGAACCTACTAATCAAGAAGATTCAGATGACGATGATTATGGAACATCTGATGAAGAAGAAGACCAAGACGAAGACGAAGAAGATGAAGACCAAGACCGGGAAAACTATGGGGGGGTAGAACAGGTGGAAACTCAAGAAGAACAAACCAGTGGAGAAGTTACTGGTTCGAATGATGAAAAAAACGAAGGAGGTGAAGAGGACGAAGAGGACGAAGAGGACGAAGAGGACGAAGATGAGGTTGTTCCCGAAGGCATGGAAGAAATTATTATGCCTCCGGAGGTAGAAACGGTGAAAATTAATGAATAAAGCTATAAGGTTATAAAATCTTCATTTAATAAATTTTTTTGGTGATACGGGTGAGGGGTATTACGCCATCCATCACATACAAAGTCTCTAAAATAGATGTTTTTATGCGAGTATATGAATGATAAATCATCTGGAGATTCACCTCTTATTTCATTTCCATCTACTACAAGATAGTCACTTAATTTACATGGGGTAATCCCATGTATATTATAGTATTCTAATGTGGAAGCTTCTAAGCACGACCTACATGCATTTTTACATGTTATCTCATAGTCATAATCTTTCTCAAAATATGAAGTATAATAACAAACCCAATTCCATACTTCAATTGAGTACCATGGGTTGTTTCCAATAATATATTCCACAATCATACAAGTGCACTCTCTCGGTAATTGTTTAAGGACACTGGTATATGACGATGTCAAAGCTTTGAGTCTTTTTTCGTGGTTTTCATAGGACTCGTCTTCGGTTTTGTTGCATATAACGCATTTCATATTTGCTTCCTTTTTTATTGAAAACAAAAAAACATCATTTTTGCGTGTTTTGTGTGTTTTGTGTGTTTTTGCGTGTTGTGGTGTATTAGCTCTTAAAATGGAACGCTACTCCCATCGTCTGGAGTTCTTGAACCATAAGTTTGAGTGCATATGGTACCCTATGTTCAGCAATAGGGTCTAGTGTCCCTTTGTTTGCGGAAAAGGAGTTGTATACATTGTCCTTTTTATTCACGGCACACATGAATCCCGTATTCTTATTTGTATGAATTGTATAATTATCTGAGAGTTCCATCATCTTTTCTCGAATAAATTGAGATGTACCATGTGAGAGCATAGCATCTCGTTCCATCTCACCCACACGTAAACCACCATCTCGTGCACGACCTTCCGATGGCTGACGAGTAAGATTTACAATAGGTCCCGTTGCTCGGGCATGAATCTTATCCTCTACCATATGCTTAAGACGCTGGTAAAAGACCGGTCCCATAAATACGGATCCTTGAATCTTCTTTCCCGTTTCACCGGAATAAAGTTCCATTTCCCCGTGAGGATTCAATCCATGTTCTTCCAAACGTCTTCCTAGGTTCTCTACAGTAATATCCGTAAAGGGTGTTCCATCACCATGCATTCCCGAATGCAAACATTCAATGCCCAATAGAGATTCGAGAAACTGGGCAAAGGTCATACGACTCGGAAAAGCATGTGGGTTCATGATAATATCAGGGACAATTCCATCCTTGGTATAAGGCATGTTTTCCGACTCGTAAATCATACCAATCGTACCCTTTTGTCCATACAACGAACTGAATTTATCTCCGATACATGGCTTTCTTTCCGACCGAACTTTGACTTTACAAAATCGGTATCCATCACCATTCCGAGAGGTATAAACTTTATCTACGATACCGTCTTCATTAGATCGTAAATATACACTATTATCACGATATTCTTTTTCGGTTGTATTTGTATTTTTCTTCTTTTTTGTAGATACGGGAACCGTTTTTCCTACAATGGCATCACCACCATTCACGGGTGTATTCAATATAGGAAACCCACTATCATCCAGTGTATCATAACTACACGGACGCAGACGAATTGTGTTATTTGGATCAGGTCTGGCAAAATGTTCTTCTTCCCCCGTTGCCTGGTTCTTCTTCTCCTCAACATGATATGTTCGGAAGAAGCTTGACCGAAATAGTCCTCGATCAATCGCACTTCGGTTGAAGATGAGAGAGTCTTCCTGATTATATCCATGAGATGCACATACCGCAATGATTACAACCGACCCATTAGGAATCTTCCCAGTGTTCGTGTGTCGGGAATTATGTGTCATTACCAATGGTCGTCCAGGATACCACAAGATGTTTGAAAGAGTATCCATGCGATTATTGAATTTTGTACAATAAACGCCCATGGCTTGTTTCCCCATCGCAGACTGATATGCATTGCGAGGGGACTGATTGTGGTCAGAGAATGGAATATTTGAAGCCAAAACACCAAGCATCAAACTCGGGTCAATCTCACAATGAGTATAACGCATGATAAAATCACCCCTCGGTACCTTGAGGCGATTCACATGGTCACAAATCATGACCGTGTTTGATTCTTGTACATCAATATACTCAATCGCCGAGTCTATATCATAATCCGAATCACCTCTCAATAGAATATTCCAAGCTTGTTTATTTTTCTTCATATAACTCATATGTTTCTGTCCAAATACCGGAGTATTGTTGTTTTGAACAATAAATAGTGGGCGAATAAGTCTACCACCACTCGTATATACATGTAACTCCTTTTTAGAATAATTTGGTACCACCGTAGTATGAATATGAATCATACCCTTGCGGCGATATTGAATAAGGTCTTTCACCAAAGGAGACATGTCCTCACACCACCCAATGATTTCGCCATTCAAATATACAGTAGAATGGTCCTCTGAAACACGTGTTGGCTCCAATGAAATAACATAGTCTTTGATGATATTACAAACCGTATCCGATGGCTTCGCCAATGTAATCGTTGACGAAAGGGCAAGATTTTTTACAAGTCCAACGGAAGGTCCCTCTGGAGTCTCGGCTGGACACGTATATCCAAATGTACTCGGATGCAATTTCCGAGGCTTTACCATTTTACTCGTTTTATCAATAGGCGTATTTACACGACGCAAGTGGGAGAGCGTACCCAAATAAGAGAGACGCTGAAGAACCTGGGCAACTCCAACCTTTGCTGTTGTATTCTTCACACCCCAGTTCCCCGTCGCCAAAGAATATTTTACATTTGATTCGATGATATTTGATTTCATAATTTTGTAAATGTTATTGGAATTAATAAGCGAGTGGAAATTATCATTCAACTTCCATACTCCATTATTAATTTCCTTATTAAGAATCACTGTTGTATCTTTCATCAACTTTGTAAAAGATTGACGAAAGAGATTTCCCAACATGATACCTGGTGTATCAACACGCTTATTTTCAAAACTATCGCGGTCATCTTCAGGAATACGATGTGTCGCATAGAGCAAAAGCTTTTGAATCATCCTCCCAAGAAAGAACGACTTATTCTTGGAATGATCTCCTAAATGTGGAAGAAAGTCCGTGTTGATAATCTTACGCGTATTCATGATTTTCATTGTGGGAGTTGTTCCCTGAATACGCATCTGAGCCGGAAAGATAACGACCTTGGACATGTATTCCAATGCCTCTTCCATTGTCTTAATCATCTCTCCTTCCTTGAAAGAAGCATGAAGGAAAGGAAGGAATTCTTTACGTAGTTCCGTATTTTCATACCCCAAAATACAATCGGAAATATCACGATCTGTCATAATCCCAAGTACTCGGAAAAGTATCACAATCGGTACTTCTTTCTTACATCCCTGGAATGTAAGATATAACGGACGGCTACTTTCTGCATATTTTGTTGCAATTTTTACAATAGTTGTCTTTGCAGGCATAAACCCGGTCTGAGGTACAGATTTTACCTCAACAACATGAGAAAATCGAGTGGTCCCAATACTCTTAAAACAAAAGGTCTTGTTTTCAGCTTGTCGTTCCTGCGAAATAATAACCTTTTCTGATCCAGAAACAACGAAATAACCTCCGGGATCATACATACACTCGTTTGCCGATGGACGATCCTTCATCGCACAATAACGAGACTTTACCATAATAGGAATCTTTCCAATGAGAATATTTTCCCAATGTTTTGTTTCCTTTTCACATGTATCCAGCTTATCACCCTTCCATACAAGTGTATCAATGTCAATATTCACATGGAGATTCGAAGAATACGTAAGATTACGAAGTCTCGCAATCTCAGGAGTCATCGGCATAGATGCCCCATTATTCTCATGAATCATCGGAGGCTGTAAAGCCACCTCCCCAAAACGAATATGAATCTCGTGTGCGTGTTTCCCCAATTCTTCATTAAAATTTCCATATACTACTGTGTAGTTATATTGATGAATAATATTCTTAATTAATGTATCCACAAAGTAATCAAAGGAATCTACATGATGCTTAATTAAGACCATGTCCGTCCCACTAAAATACTGATCGATGACATTGCGTAGTTCAGAATCATGAATAAACTCGTGAGGCATAGTCATCCACTTTGTGTTAGTGTGTCTCTTTTAAATCATTTTTCAGATAGCGTTTCTAAATAATATGATACAATAATCTATGTTGATTTACTTCTTCAAAAAAAAATAAAGTTGCTATTATATTTATACACAAACCAAATACGTAATATCTTCCTCCTTTTTGGATACATAAGTATCATACATATCGTCATAGAAGAGCTGAATAATACGAACTTTAAATTCGTTCACTTCCAAACAAAGCTCTTCTTTCAGTGTGTTTACAAGTAAATAAAGTCTTTGTTTTTGAGAAAACACCACAATTTTACCGTTGTTTCTTACCGAATCGGGATTGTATCTGATGAATGTCACAGGAAGCCCACCAACACCGTTCACGATTTCGTTCAATCTTGCACATTCACACGAATCCTCATAGCTGCGATGCTGATTCTCATCTACCTCGACAATGATGCATTTATCTTGGAGTTCAAAGTAAATATCCGGTCTTCTCTTACTACAGCCATTTAACATTTTTGATGTGTTGTATTCAAATTTTGTATCTATTGCTTGTCGAAGATAACGAACAATTGCCCACTCCTTTTTATTTTGGATTTTTCTACATTCTTTACATACGTATTTGGATTCTTCTAAAATATCACAATACTTGCAAAGTCTCTTCAAATTTATATTGTAACTCTTATTGGGAACATGTGTTGAACAATACTTATTTTCATCATCAATATAATCGTATTCCAGTGTACATCCATCAAATACACAAGTATTTTCTATTTGTACATTTACCATATTCGGTTTTCTATGGGATTCACAATACTGGGCTCTTTTATTTGAAATTCCGAAAATTGCTAGTTCTTTGCATTTCTTTTCTTGGCATTTTTTTGATTTTACACTAATCATATTTTCGAGCTTATGCTCGAAACAGTAAAGTCCCTTTGTTTCAGTCGGGATATTGAACATGGGTATCTTCGTACAATGCTCGTGCATACATCGTTTAGATCTTACATCAATCATATTTTCCGTTTTGTGTTCGGAACAGTAAAGTCCCTTTGTTTCAGTCGGGAGATTAAACGTGGGTCCTTTCGTACAATGCTCGTGCATACACCGTTTATTTTTCACGTCAATCATATTTTCCGTTTTGTGTTCGGAACAGTAAAGTCCCTTTGTTTCCGTCGGGAGATTAAAGACTGGACATATTTTCGTACAATGTTCGTGCATACACCGTTTAGATTTTACGTTAACCATATTCTCCAACTTATGCTCAGAACAGTAGAGTCCCTGTGTTTCCGTCGGGAGATTGAAATTCGGTTGTTTCGTACAATGCTCGTGCATACACCGTTTAGATTTCACGTCAACCATATTCTCAAACTTATGCTCGAAACAGTAGAGTCCCTTTGTTTCAGTCGGGAGATTGAACATGGGTATCTTCGTACAATGCTCGTGCATACATCGTTTATCTTTCACGTTAACCATATTCTCCAACTTATGCTCAGAACAGTAGAGTCCCTTTGTTTCAGTCGGGAGATTAAACGTCGGTTGTTTCGTACAATTCTCGTGCATACACCGTTTATTTTTCACGTCAATCATGTTTTCCAACTTATGGTCGAAACAGTATAGTCCCTTTGTTTCCGTCGGGAGATTGAACATGGGTATCTTCGTACAATGCTCGTGCATACACCGTTTATCTTTCACGTTTACCATGTTTTCCTTCTTATGCTCGAAACAGTAGAGTCCCTTTGTTTCCGTCGGGAGATTGAAAGCGGGTTGTTTCGTACAATTCTCGTGCATACACCGTTTAGATATCACGTCAATCATATTTTCCGTTTTGTGTTCGGAACAGTAAAGTCCCTTTGTTTCAGTCGGAAGATTAAACATCGGTCTTTTCGTACAATGCTCGTGCATACACCGTTTATTTTTCACGTCAACCATATATTCCGTCTTGTGTTCGAAACAGTAAAGTCCCTTTGTTTCAGTCGGGAGATTAAACATCGGTTGTTTCGTACAATGCTCGTGCATACACCGTTTAGATTTCACGTCAATCATATTTTCCGTTTTGTGCTCGAAACAGTAGAGTCCTTGTGATTCAGTCGGGAGATTAAACGTCGGTCTTTTCGTACAATTCTCGTGCATACATCGTTTAGATATCACGTTTACCATATTTCCATAACTATATATTATTTAGAGGCGAATACATCATTTTTCGAATCACACATATGTTATTTTTGTTCACATTTGAGGAAGCATTTTGGTGGTGGGCAATTTTTTTGGGGTTTTTTACACGATAGCTTACATTTGGGGGTGGGACATGTAATTTTACACTTTGGTTTTTGGGGTATACATTTTTGGAAACATTTCGGCTTTTCGCATTTTGTTTTGCAATCTAGACATCCTTTAGATCTTTTACAGAATACCTTACATTCTGGTGCCGGACATTGAACGTGACAGAGAGGCGGTGGTTGTTTTTCGCATTCTATTTTACATTGGGGTGTTTCACAGAGAGGTGAACAATCTTGAGCACACGGTGCACCTTTACAAACCCATTTACATTCTGGTTGCGGACAAATACTTGGAGGACAACTCATTTACTAATATAACATATATAATAACATATTAACAATATATTCCGATTATGAGCGAAACGAAACTCGCTTCGGAATGGACACTTTGGTACCATCCTCATAAATCTGACGATTGGTCACAAGATAGCTATATGTTTATATATCGCGTAACAACGGCGGAAGGTCTATGGGGTATGTTGAACCTAGTAACCGAAGAGCATTTAAGATCAGGTATGTATTTTCTTATGAGAGACGATATTTTTCCAGATTGGTCTGATGAACGCAACGTTGACGGCGGATATTGGTCTCTGAAAATTGTAGATAATATATCTGATATCTGGCATAAGTGTATTGGATATATGGTTGCGGAGGTGTTATGTGACACGTGTAAAGGAAGTTATAGTATACAAGGTATATCATTAAGTCCCAAATTAAATCATGCGATTTTAAAGGTATGGAATAGTGATTCGCGATATACAAAATTGAGCCTATTCAACAAGGATTTGGATATAAGAGGATGTAAGTACTTTGCTTTTGATACTAAAGTCTGATTATGTATGAGGAATAAACTTACCCCAGAAGTTTTTGGGTGTATTTTGGTACATGGATGGATAATTTCCAGAACGTAATATTGCTTCTTGACTGCGAGCTTCTTTAAGATGGGAGCGGTCATAGAATTCTGGACCACTGCGTCCTTTTGGTTTTGCGGGGTAAGTAAGGAGACGGAATGGGGCTATTTCACCGAGGAATATCGTCTCTACAAACTGGCTTCCATTTTGTGTAACTTTAATATTGAGGTGGGGTTCAACAAGCCTGGTACCGAGATGTGAATAATAGGAATTAGGGAACATGAGGTCAATGGTAAATTGGGTAGAGTCGGGGATGAATTTTCCGGTGTTTGGTGAATTTTCGTATGCAATGATACTATCTGGGAAAGGAAGGGCGGAACCCGAAAAGGATGCATTATAATCGGGAGGAGCTGGAGCCCAAAACTCGATGGATGAGATGGGCTCGTTAAAGTTAAACTGAACATTCAGCCTTTTTCTTTCGTTTCTAATTAACTTGACATAAAATTTATCGAAAACAAGTTTCATTAACTTATTTAAGATAAGAATTTATATCTATAACATGATGGCAGAATCATTTGAAAAAATGGGAATTCAACCAAAGATATTACGTGGTATATATGCCTATGGATTTGAGACACCGAGTGCGATTCAGAAAAAAGCGATTCTACCTTTTTTGACAAAAAAGGATATCATTGCCCAGGCTCAGTCGGGGACAGGTAAAACAGCTACGTTTTCAATTAGTGTATTGGAGACAATGATGAGGTGTATGGATGGTAAGGATAGTGAATGTACTTTGGCACTGATTCTTTCACCGACGAGGGAACTTGCACAACAGACATATGCAATTATTGGGGAAATTGGAAAATATACAACATTGAGATTTTCTTTATTAGTTGGGGGACAAATGCGTAAGGATAATATATATGACCTTCAGAACGAAAAACCACATTGTATAATTGGGACACCGGGGCGTGTCAATGACATGATACGAGATGGATATTTATCTCTTCTTAATACACGGTGTATTGTGATGGACGAGGCGGATGAATTATTGTCAAATACGTTTGAAGGACAAATACGCTATATTGTCGAACATATTGGTGAGAGTACCCAAATTGGCTTATATAGTGCGACGATGCCTCAGGACAAATTGGAGATTGCAAACAAATTTATGCAAGACCCAATACATATTCTTGTCAAGGCGGAGGAGCTTACTCTTGAGGGTATATCGCAGTTTTATATTTATATGGATCGAGAAGATTGGAAGTATGAGACTCTACAAGACTTATATGCAGCTGTACAGATTTATCAGTTGATGATATATTGTAATAGTAAAAAAAGGGTAGAAATCTTGACACGACGCTTGGTTGATGCGGGACTTACGTGTTCGTGTATTCACGGGGAACTTTCATCTCAGGAGCGAGTTGATACAATGCGAAAGTTCCGAACTGGAGAAAATCGCATATTGATTACGACCGACTTACTTGCACGTGGAATTGACGTACAGCAAGTATCTCTGGTCATCAATTATGATATACCTTTTGATATGGAAAACTATATTCATCGTATTGGACGAAGTGGGCGTTTTGGGAGAAAGGGGGTATCACTTAATTTTGTGGCGGGGCAACGTGATGCAGCTCAGATGAAAAAAATTGAAAACTATTATCATACACAGATTAACGAATTTCCCTCGGATGTAGAGAGTGCATTCAAAAATATTAGTTAGATTAAAACACAACAATACTCCCAATAACTTTTTTATCTTCTGTTTGTAGTTCATTTTCAACAAGATAGTAGTTCGTCTTCTTTGTTGCAATCTTAATCACATCCGTTTGTGTAGAAGCATCTGACTTGGATATGACTTCGTCGGAAGTCTTTTTATCCGAGAGTTCTTCGAGAGATTTATTCAACATTCGATTGGCATTAAGTGTTTCCCGGTATTTATTTTCCAGGTCATCAAGTTGTCTTTGCGTTTCTTCCACTTGTTTCTTCCACTTGTTCGCATATGATACTCTGAGAAAGTCTTTCATCTCTTCTTTAAGGCGATTATTAAGGTCATTTTGTGTATCAATGAGGTCATTCTTTGTTTCGAGGGTCTTTTCAAGTTCCCCAATCTTTTGCTCAGTATGTTTCTCATAGTTAAGAACGCATGTGAGAATATTATCCAGTGACGATTTAACAGTTGATTCCATGAGTTGTTCTTTTATTACCAATCTGATTCATTTTTATTCTTGGACTTATAGAGTATTCTACGTGATTGTCTTAATTGTAATCATCATAATACATATACAGCTTCTCTAAAATATCTGTATTTTCTTCTTTTCTTATTCTTTTGATTTGTTTTTCTATTTGTTTTTTTAATTCTCTCAAGCGGGTTGAAATTTCTGGATTTTTATTCTTTCCTATTTTTGATTTATATTTGTCCGGATTAAAACGAATATATACCCATTTCCCAGAAAATGCCATATACAAGTCGTCATATCTAATTTCTTCATCCATCACATTATAACTTTTATGCTGATTTTCGTCGGTTTCTACAACAAGTAACGTATTCCCTATCAAAACACGATGGTCTATTCTTCTACGGATTGTACAATCGCAATGTCCACTATATAAGGGCTTATCGTGACTCCATCCGTCAAAATGAGCATTGATAAAGTCTCTTACAGCAATTTCTTTGGATTTACTTCGGATTTGAAATGTTAATGGGTCGGTAGGAAACAATTGTTGAAAACACCTTGTACAATATCCTTTATACTTTCTGTTACCCAGTATTGATTTATGTCCCAACTAATCAAACTATGGACAGTATCTGTCTTCATTTTATAGATATGATTGATCTTCTTCGGGTATAATTGTTTCGGAGTGCACTAGATTTCCATCCTTATATGTGCGACACATAATACTTTTTTCTTTTTCCTCTTGGGCTTTTTTGGGTTGGAGACTGAAATACGTGAATGTCATACCTATAAGAACACCAAAAAATATACCTGCAAAGGAAGATGCGATTTCAATGGGTATTTTTTCCATATTTTCACTATAAAGGGACCATGAGAGCAAAACACATAAAATGCATGTCATAACGAAAACAGAAAGCATATTTCCTAGTTTTTCTTCGTTATATGCCTTGGCAAGTAGATTTCCAGCGAAATATCCTAGGGCAATACCGTAAAAAGATATGTAATTTCCTAGAAATGCAGGTTTATCTATACCCGGATCAGCAGACCCACTTACGAGAAGCAATCCAAATATGAATGCGAAAAGAGCTCCTCCCGCATATAAGGCTTTATCTCTTGAAGGAGACATGAGAAAAAGTGATAATGGTATTATTAACAGTGCAATAGGTAGACCTTTAGAAAAACATTGTGTTCCTTCTTTGACTTGTTTCATGACAGTCGTTGATATTTTTGATTGTGTCATTTCTGATGACATTTCTTATAAAATAGGTATTTAATTTTTTAGATAGATACTATTATTTTCGTCTTTTGAGTTTGAAAAAAAATATGTAATAATTGAGCAATCGTCTTTGATGAAGGCGTTTCGAAGTGAATCCGATGTGTCCTTTTGTGTAGTGCTTACGCAGATATGTTGTAAAAAAGCGAGATTATATCTCCCAAAAGAACTATGTTTAAAATGTTTATCCTTTTCTCCATCTCATAGATTCATGAAACCCGTTGTACCAGAATTTGATTGGGATATGGATCTAGACTTTATAAGTAGAGGGTCTTGTAAGTATAGAAGAAAAAACGGTATAAAACAGACAAAAACACAGGTTAAACTGAAGAAGGCAATGCGTTTTCGATAGATACTAAGACGAAAATTAAGAGGAAAATATAGAATTGTTAGATGATGATTTCACAAAACAACAATCATTGATACTATGACATAGTGGTTCACATAGGTTTTTATTTCCTACTCCTTGACCTTCAGCGAGTTTAGTATCAGACGCATCTCCCACACCATATGACTGATGGCATCCATCGGGGTATTTACCACATACATCATACTTTGCCATACATCTTTCCCTATCAGATGATCCTGGGGGCGGACACGTATTTTCTTTAAACTCTAGAACACATTGTTCTATAATAGATTTGTCTTTACATGTGAATGACTCTCTGCTGGTATATACAAAATACAAAAGAAACAAAAGACATATAAGCACAAAAAAATAATAATATAAATAATAAGCACACATTTATAACATTGAATATTTTTTGTTATAGTAATAGTAATTAACATTAGAACATTTCTTTAATTGTATGGATACACTTGATAAACTTCATGTAAATTTGATGAATCGAATAAAAACAAGAGAATCGGAACTACCAAAGCTCATCAAGGAACTTGAATATTTAGAGATGCAATTAAATAGCTCTTCTGATATAAATATATCATATAAATATGATATATTAAAAGAAGAAATTAGAAGAATAAAAGAAGATAAAATGGAATACTACCTCAAAACAGGTGATCTATTATTTCAATATTATGATTCAATTGAAAATGTACCCGAACAAGATGTACAGAATGTATCCAAAGGTGTCGTATCATATTTTAAGAGCATAGATGTTCTAAAAGAAGACCCTTCGGACCGCGATGTGGACCGCGTTTCGGATTCCGAAGAGGATTCCGAAGAGGATTCCGAAGAGGATTCAGATATACAAAAGTCATTTTATTTATCACATGCGTCTCGTGAGCAGTTAAGAAATATATATCAACAAAGGATGGAGTTACCGTGTCATAAGAAAACACTATGGACATCACAAGATGGTCATGATAAAACCCTAAATAGTATAGAACAGAGATGTTCTAATTGTGAAACGATAATGAGTTGTTCTATAACAGAAGGATTAATTGAATGCTCTGGGTGCGGGTATATGGAAAATCTTCTTATTGATACCGATAAGCCTTCTTATAGAGAGCCACCGAAAGAGACAAGCTCTTATTCTTATAGGAGATCGAATCACTTTAATGAATGGATAGCTCAATTTCAAGCAAAAGAAACGACACAGATACCTAAACATGTATTATATCTCATTTTACAGGAAATTAAAAAGGAGAGAATACATAACTTAGAAAATTTAACACATACCAAGGTACGAAATTTATTAAAAAAACTCAAACTAAACAAGTACTATGAGCATATCCCTCATATTATGAACCAATTAAATGGAAAGCCACCACCTTGTATATCGAGACAAACCGAGGAGACATTTCGACTCATGTTTCAAGAAATACAAGGACCATTTCTTGAATATTGTCCTAAAAATAGAAAGAACTTTTTGAGTTATTCTTATGTTCTTCATAAATTTGTAGAATTACTCGGGATGAATGAACTTAAACCCCTATTCCCTCTTCTGAAATCAAGAGAAAAACTCCATCAACAAGATCAGATCTGGAAGAAAATATGCGAGCATGTAGGATGGGAGTATCATAAGTCAATGTAACCTAATAATATCTTGATTGCATAGGTAAACTACTTGCTGACATTCGAGATAAAGGAGACGAATGTTTGGTAGATTGAATTGGGGTGGAATAGTAAGAAGTTGAATAAGAGGAATTTGTATGTGGAGTATTGTACGTATGCTGATTCAAAAGTGCTGCTCCATTTTGAAGATACCAATTGTTTATACCTGTGAATTCACATAGAATATGAATAATTGCTCCAGTTAAGAATAACTTGAATAAAAATTTTCTATCAATTTTAGTTTTAGTTTTCCCCATAAAAAATACAAATGATCCTATACAAGCAACTAAAATACCAACTACAACAACTTCGGTTATAAATCTGAGTTCATACATCCTATTAAAAAAAGAGAAATATATTATAATGATATCTACGATTCAATCAAGCACACCTTTGTCAGACGCATACTTTTCTACATTAAATGAAGATTCTATTCAAGAACAAATACGCTATGAAGTTTTTATAAAAACGAGTAAGACAATTGGAAGACAAGATTCAACTCAATTACAGGTGATTATGAGATCAATTTTTCTACAGCATTGTAAGAATATACCTACTGATATTCTAAAACAAATCCGAGAGTTAAATAAACTTGTAATCGATTATTGTGTTGAACAAATAGTTGTTCAGGTTATACAACGAGATAATTACCTTCGAGATTTGGAAATGGGACCACAGCCAATGGAACGTTCGATAAATGTATCAAATAGTGGAGAAAAGGTTCTTGTAAATAAAATTGGATTTTCAGACGAACCAATTGGTAAATTTCTTTAGATTTGAGGTGATTATTATAATTCTAATTTTTCTTTTTAATATTATTAAACATCTCCATCATTTTCATACCTTCTCGTACAATTGGTGTCATTGACTGAAGGGTCTCCATAAGCTCTTTTTGTGATGTCATAAGTTCCTTTGTATCTTTTGTCATATGGTCAATTTGGCCAGGGGTCAGGTTTTCATAAGCTTTCTTTAGAGTTTCTACAATATTCGGTGTGAATTCCTCAGTAGGGAGTCCATTTGATTCTTCTTTGGATTCCTCACTGGATTCTTTTTTGGATTTCTCACTGGATTTCTCACTGGATTCCTCACTGGATTCCTTTTTGGACTCGTCGGTAAAGCTCTCCAGAACATCAAATGTTAGGTAATTTAATAGAAGGGCAAACGCAAATGCAAATACTACCCTTTGTTTAAAAATGGTGGCTAGAAGAAGTAATGCGGTTGTAACCAAAAGTGGCTGGACATGTTTTTCCATTGTATGCATCAAGACATAAAGGACAGATACTGAAATTATAGCCGTTTCTAAAAGTCGCTGCATTTACTTTACCCAATTAAAATTTTGTTTGAAACAGATACAGCAACTCCAAATACGATTGCTTGAAACAATTTCCCCATGTGCGTTAAATTTCCTTCTTCATTAAGTGATAGAGGAATCTTTGACATTACCGTCATAATCTTATCAGAAAACATAATAATAGACATGTAAAGTATAACAACAATAATGGTTAGTTTAACATGGTACATAAATGCATAACTATTGACAAATGATATAGCTTTTTGTATCATAGAGTCTTTTGGTTTTTCATCGTAATACATTGTTGTGGGAGGAGTCGTATCTTCGTGTTGTATATTAGGTGGTATAGTGGATGGTGATGGTATGTGATTAGAAGGCATTGGTGCTTCTACCACAGGACTTGATACATCCGGTATATCTGGGTCTTCACGAGTCTCTTCCGTTTCCTCGAGTTCACTTAAGATTTTATTCACTAAATCTTCTTCCTTTGAAGACGTATTGGGCAATGTATCAATGGGAGTAGTTGTATTTTCCATTTATCATACGACTACATTTTGAGTAATTAAAAAAAAACGCGTTTAAAATCATTATGTAATTTATCACCATCATATACACCTTTCATGTGATATAAAGATAAGTTATATCTTGAATGATTGCCAACAAATTTATCAACAACAAAGTTTTCAATATTTGCTCGGTTCTTATCCATATGGTCTTTAATTTCTTTTTCAAATAATCCAAAAATATTTGAGTCGTTCATCGAGTACATGACCTCAATAATATTTCTTATGTTCATGTAGCTTATAATTTGATTGTACTCTTTTTGTTTTTGGATATGTATAGGGTCATCAAACCCTGGTTCGTGTACAAGAGGATTATCGTCAAATAATGAGAGTATAACTGATGCAATTGATAATAGAGTTTGACATGCACTCCATTTGGGTCCTTGCCAAGTATTAAACAGAGATAAACACACCTTTCCATTTGAATAAAAGTTTGGATGAAAACGTATGCCTTGTAGTCCTTGATAAAATTTGGCTTTTGGAGGAACGAATGGATGTTTTACTGTATCAAAATTCAGTGTAAAGAAATAGAGTCCATTTTGATAGGGAGTATCATTTGGACCCACTATCATAAGATGAATATCAAACATATTTTCGTCAGATACTTTGAAATAAACGCCTTGTAACTCAGACTGTTCAAGTAGTTGAATATCTTTCATCATACGTTTTACGCTAGTCATTTTATATATATTATAGTGCAATCTACTTACGCCACTTATTTCGATTGTATGGAAGTACCGAGTACTTATCACTTGTATCTTTGAAATAATTAACAAGTGTATTTTGACTCTCTTTATGTCGTGTTAAGTAATCTTGAGCCTTAGGTGGGTTTTTAGGTTCATACGGTCTTTTACCATAGCAATTAACTCCAAATCGAAGACTTTTATCCTCGAATACGCCACCATTTATACCCGGACTTCCGCAGTCGCTTCTATGTTCTTCTGGCACCTTTTGAAGTGCATCATAAGTTGATTTTTGTGTGGGATAAAGAGCCATATTATCTTTACTCCATCCATAACTACACCATTCTGCCCCAGACTTATAAGCATCAACGATTTGATCGTAAGTGGCTAGTTCGGCACCCTGTGATTTACACATGGCTTCTGCTTGATCATATGTAAAAATATTATCTCCAATATGAAAGACTTCGATTCCACTTAATTTTTTGTTAATTTTTTTGGAAATTTTGGAAAGTTCGTCGGTGGTTTTTTTTTCTGTAGAGTCTATCTTTGGCTCTTCTTCTTTTTTTTGTTCTTCTTTTGATATTATATTCTTTATCCATTTCATCCAATGCGTTCGTGTGAAAAAGGCAACTATAAAAATAACGATAATAACAGATGATATAACTGCCAGAATATTGATATCTACCATTATATGATTGTTATAAAAGATTTTCTTCTGAATGAAAAATGAATGTATTTAAATCTAATATACCATAATCTTGTGAAGTATGGCTTACGAAAACGATTTCGACTATAACGGTGATGTCACACGTATTTCCGGAGTTCAATTTGGTATCATGAGTCCACAGGAAATAAGGCAGCAATCTGTTGTCGAAGTTACGACACATGAGACGTTTAATGGAAACGAGCCTGTGATCGGTGGGCTCTTTGATCCTAGAATGGGTGTATTAGAGTATGGTCAAAAATGTGCCACGGATATGCTTTCCAATAAGGAAACTCCGGGGTATTTTGGTCATATTGAGATGTCTATGCCGGTATTTTACGCACAGTACTTTCCCATGGTACAAAAAATTGCAAAATGCATTTGTCATCATTGCGGAAAGAGACTTGTAACTTTTACGGATGAAGAAAAAGAAAAACACCTATCAAAATCAAAGAAAAATCGTTGGCTATATATTGTAGAAAAATCGAAAAAGGTAAAGGCGTGTCCATCATGTGAATTAGAAGTTCCAACAAAGTTTGTCAAAACAGACTTGTGTAAATTTCACGCTCAGATTCAAGATGCGACGGGTGGTGATGATACCAAGGTCAATTTTACTCCCGAATATACACTTCGTCTTTTCCAACGTATAACAATAGAGGATTGTGATATAATGGGTTTTGATGCAAAGTTATGTCATCCAAGTTGGATGATATGCGAAGTATTTCCTGTATGTCCACCAGCATGTCGTCCTTCGGTAAAACAAGAAAACGGACAACGCATGGAAGACGATTTAACTATCAAATATTGTGATTTGATTAAGTATAATAAGTATCTTGCGGACAAGTTGAAAAATGGCGTTACCGGTCGTATTCTCGAGGATTGGCGAAGTGTCGTACAATATCATGTAGCTACTCTTGTAGATAATGAAATCTCGGGTGTTCTTCCTGCGGCTCAACGTTCAGGGAGACCGCTTAAGGCACTTCGCCAGCGACTCAAGACAAAGGAGGGTCGCATTCGTGGAAATCTCATGGGAAAACGCGTTGACTTTTCGTCTCGTACAGTTATTACACCAGATCCTGTAATTGACTTGGATGAACTCGGTGTACCTAAGAAAATAGCGATGCAAATGACATATCCGGAAAGAGTAAATAAAAAGAATATCGGTCGTCTTCGCGAGAGTATTCGTAATGGACATAAAGTGTACCCCGGTGCTCGTTCTGTGTATCGTAAGAGTACCTCAAAGACGATTTCGTTGAATCATATAGACCGAAACAACTTGGCATCTCTTTTAGAGATTGGGGACGTTGTTATTCGTCATATTATTGATGGTGACCGCGTATTGTTTAATCGTCAGCCATCACTTCATAAAATGTCGATGATGTCGCATCGTATCCGTGTTTTGGACGGACTTACCTTTCGTCTTAATGTTGCGGCAACAACGCCTTATAATGCAGACTTTGATGGTGATGAGATGAACATGCATATGCCTCAAAGTATTATGAGTAAGAACGAATTGGAATGTCTTGCGGCACTTCATCGTCAGGTTATTAGTCCCGCACAGAACTCGCCAATTATTTCCTTTGTGCAAGATGCAGTGGTAGGGAGTCATCTACTTACGATGCAAAATGCTGCCTTTTCTCATCGTGAAATGATGAATGTTCTCGCTTGGAATACAAAATATAAAGGTAACTTTCTTAAGGGCTATCCAGATAGGACAAAGATCTTTACTGGAATTGAAGCACTTACGTATGCAATTCCTAATACGGTGCGACTCAAAACGAAAAATAATCTAGACGAGAATGTTTTGATCGAGGGTGGGGTTATTAAGTATGGATTGTTTGATAAAAAGGTATTTGGTAAGTTGATTCATATTATCTTTAGGGATTTGGGACCTAAAAAGTGTCTAGAATTCTTTAACAATACACAGCATATTATCCGAGCATATTTGATGAAGAACATGTTTAGTGTGGGTGTAAAGGATTTGATTTTGGATAGTGAGTTGTCAAAGGATATTGAGGAAAAGATCAATCAGACGAAGATGGAGGTTGATACGACAATTCAGACGATTCATTTGAACATGTTTGAGAATCTTACATCTGGTACAAATCAGAATACATTTGAGCAAAAGGTGAATATGCAACTCAATGGTGCTCGTAACGCGGCTGGAAATATGCTCAAAGATCGCTTTACAAACTTGGAAAATCGCTTTATGAATATGGTAAATTCTGGGTCCAAAGGCAAGCTCATTAATTTGTCACAGATGACCGCGTGTTTGGGACCACAGGATATCGACGGAAAGCGTGTTCCATATGGTTATTCAAATAGGACTCTCCCTCACTTTTGTCAATTTGATGACGGTGCGGAAAGTCGTGGATTTGTACAGGGATCCTTTAAGGATGGATTGAATCCACTTGAGTACTTCTTCCACGCCATGGGTGGGCGTGAAGGTTTGATTGATACCGCTGTAAAGACTTCAAGTACTGGTTATTTACAGAGAAAGTTGATGAAGGCACTCGAGGATATGATTGTTTCATGGAGTTATGCGGTTAAGGATGCGAATTCTAATATTGTACAATTTGTATATGGGGATGATGGAGCCGAGGGTTCTTCTATTGAACACCAAAAGGTTCCCGTATTGGAAATGGACAAGTCACAAATTGAATTGAAATACGGCTTCGATGTAAAAGATGATCCATGGCTTGAGTGTCTGGATAAAAATGCAAGAGAACGTACGAAAAAGTCTGGCGTTTCTGACAGACTTAAAAAGCACGTTCAAGAGCTGTTTGATATGAGAGAATATTACGTGAATGATATATCAATCGGGTGTCCGGAGTCCACAGTTGCTCACGCGGTTCACGTTAAAAGATTATTGGAATCTTTATCTTACAATAATACTCTTATAACTGATCTTGATCCAATTTATGTATTGGATTCATACGATGCAATGTTCAAAAGATGTATGGTTTCTGATATTAATGAAAGCATATGGATGTTTAAATTCATTGTATATATGCATGCAGGTCCCAAGTGTGTATGTTGTCAGAGACGTATGACTAAAAGCGTCTTTGATGAGTTTGTGTGGACATTGGAGCACGCATATCGTGCAACACGTGCAGAACCAGGAGAGGCAGTTGGTCCAATTGCGGCTCAGAGTTTGGGTGAGCCATGTACTCAGCTTACACTGAATACTTTTCACCAAGCAGGGGTTCTTTCCAAATCAAATGTAACTCGTGGTGTACCTCGTCTACAGGAATTATTTCACTTGAGTAAATCTCCCAAGAAGCCATCTCTTACGGTATATCTAAAGGAACCGCATTGTTATAACAAGGAAATGGCACAAAAGATGGGATCTGAGCTCGAGTTTACTATACTCCGAGACTTGGTATTGGAAACAACTGTATACTTTGACCCGAACCAAGAGGCAACTGTTGTAGAAGACGAGAGTGATCAAAAGCTTATTGACTTTTATAAGAAATTTGAGGACATTGTGAAACCAGATGAGGTTCCAATGTCTAAATGGCTACTAAGATTCAAGTTTGATAAGAAGAAAATTCTCAGGAAAAATCTCGATATGGAAGATATCTTCTATAGTATTGTATCTAATTATAAACAGGATATTCATTGTATTTACACCGACGATAATTCAGAAGAACTCATTATGCGTATTCGCTTTACGGGTAAAAAGGCGGTTGATACAATGGAATCACTCCGAAATCTAGAAGGCGTTTTGTTGGATACAATCGCTGTAAAGGGCATTCACGGTATCCAAAATACCATGCTTCGTTGTGAAAAACGCGGCGGAAAAATTAACGAGGTTGGTAAATTTGATACGATTAACGAATATATTCTTGATACAGATGGGTCGAATATGCTAGATACAATTTCGTATCCAGTTGTAGACGACACTCGACTTATCTCTAATGATATTCACGAAGTATATGATGTACTTGGTGTTGAAGCGACTCGCAACATTCTCATTCGCGAGATTTTGGAAGTTATTGATGATGCTTCCAATGTAGATAGACGTCATGTGATGATGCTCGTTGATATGATGACATATCGAGGTAAATTGATTTCCATTGATAGGAATGGTATGAAACTTACTGAATCTGGGCCCCTCGCCAAGTGTTCTTTCGAAGAAGCGGATCAACAGCTTTATAAGGCTGCCATCTTTGGTGATTACGATAATATGCTTGGTGTGTCTGGAAATATTATGATGGGCCAAGCACCTCCATGTGGAACTGGTGTGGTTCACGTTAGACTCGATGAAGAAAAGTTTTCAAAATACACTCTACAAGCACAAAAAGCACAAAAAGCACAAAAAGTACAAAAAGCACAAAAAGCACAAAAAGCCCACACCGAAGATGCTGAAATTAACAACGATGAATATTGTGATACAATCGATTTTGAATTTGATGCATAAATAAGAGTATAAATATTACGATTATTTTTTTATGATATTATTGATCTTCTAGACTTATGTGATTTTGATTAAGAACAACTTACAGAGTTTAATTATGAATACAAAAGCACCAAAGAATTCTTGGAAGGCTAATATAAGTTATGGGATTATTTTGTTAAGAAAGCGTAGAGAATTGTATGAGTGCTTAATGGTATGTAGGAGGAATACGTTTTGTTTTGCAGACTTTGTCCTTGGGAAATATCAAGAGTCGGATTTGGAGTACATGATGCATTTAATATTAAACATGACATTTACGGAAAGAAATTTGATTCGCGAGGGTGAGTATAGAGGTTTATGGGATCGGGTATATGTTAAGACACGTAAGCCCGACGGGGCTTTTTACGAGCAGGCTAAGAAAAAGTTTGAACGTTCGCGATCGAATGCTATTTATTTGGAATCAAAGCTTCCTTGTTTATGGAAATTTCCGGAGTGGGGGTTTCCCAAGGGTCATTTAAATCCACACGAGTCCATGTTAGATTGTGCAAAGCGGGAATTGTTTGAGGAAACGTCTATAAGTTCGAGTATGTATACAATTGATCAATCAATAAATCCTTTTGAGGAGGAATTTATTGGAACAAATGGGTATAAATATAAGAATCGTTTTTATATAGGTTTCATAAATGATACATGTGAGCCTACTTTGAACATGAAAAATAAGGGGCAGATAAGAGAAATCAGTCAGATACGCTGGTTTTCTTTTTCTACGGCATCTAAGATTATAAGGTTTCATGAACATTCAAAACAATGTTTATTAAAGGAATTGGAATCTTTGCTCAACAAGAAAAACCATGTTATGATTAATGAAGGATATAATCGTCTTGGCATTGAGCGTTCTGTTCATAGTTATCATATTTCTGATACTTCGTAAACAAGAGCAGTTTAGTAACTATTATACGTGGGATCCCACAGGAACTTCGTTAATACAAGGTAAAAAATGGCAATATGGTGGACCCACAACTCGCGTTGAATATAAGTTTATTAAAAAAACACCCGACGGAAAATCTCTACCTGTTGCCCCAATAACATGGAATTCATTTCAAAATGGGCTTAAATGTAATATGTAAAATATCTATATGGATTCCACACCTGTAAATGAAGACTACCTAGATGTAGATAAGGAGATACCGGGACAAAATTTTTGCTGTATTTCTTTTGTATCACCGGAAAAAATTTACAAAAAACGCGAGGTATATTATACTAAAAAGTTTATTGAGAGTCTAGGGCTTACAGAGATTTGTGATTTGGATAAAAAATTCGATGATTTTATTAATATACAGGAAGAGACTCTACAAAAGGATTTTCAAGAGTCAGTTGGTGGATCGACTTCTATTCGTGGATTAAAAATACGAGGTGTATACAATACTCACGAAGAAGCCAAAGTTCGTTCTCAGGTTCTTCAACGCATCGACGGGTCACATAATGTCTTTGTTGGTCAAGTGGGATATTGGCTTCCTTGGGACCCGAATCCAGATGCAGTGCATGAATCGGAATATATGGAAACGGAGTTGAATACTCTCATGAATCAGTATAAACAGAACGAAGTACAGAGGGATATGTTTTATGCCGAACAAGTAAAGGCGTATAAACAAAATACTTCTACCACTGAGCACCCCATTGTGGATAAGATTGATAAGGAAAAGAATACCTTTTCAAAGAACCACTCTGAAAATGTTACAGAGGATTTGTAATTTATGAAATTTTATGAAGTTTATGAGACTTGTTTATATTTCTTCGAATGATGTAGTGGCAACATACTCGCCTTCCAAGCGAGATCCCCGGATTCGATTTCCGGTTCGAAGATCCAGAGTAGTGAGAAACTCATTACATCCTTCCCATTTCGAACATTGGGTAAGTTCGATATCTTTTTAATAAAGCAAACCGGCTCGACCCCGGTAATGGGAATTTATTTTAATGGTAGCATGGAGCAGGTGCAGGAGCAGATGGAGCAGGTGCAGGGGCAGATGGAGCAGGTGCAGGAGCAGACGGAGCAGGTGCAGGGGCAGATGGAGCAGGTGCAGGGGCAGATGGAGCAGGTGCAGGGGCACAGTGAGATGGACAATGTGGAGGGTGATGGGGTGCTTCTCCTTCACAATGATAAAAATCGTCATGTTCGCCATCATCGTCATAATCTGATTCCCATTCATCGGAATACCAGTCGGCGGCTTCTTTACTTGTGGGATCAAAACATTCTTCGTAACAGTGTGATATTTCGGGTTCATGTTCGCGATGGTTATGATTATGACTAGAAGAGCCATCACATTTAAGGGCTTTTACTACTTTATCCCAGTGTTCTTGAGGTGGTAATATGAACGGAAAGTTTTCCATTAAAACCTTTGTATTTGCAACAGGGACCTCTCTCCAATTTTCAATTAGATATGATATATTATCTGCGAGTTGATTTCGTTTATCACACATTACTTATTACCAGTTATTTGTATGTTCTATTTGACTTTTATTACTTTTGGTTTTTACGAGTATTGATCTGGGTAGACGCGTCTCTCTCATAAATACATCTCTTTTAGTCATAAAATGTCTATAAATATTCAAGTCATTACTTTGCATGGAAATCCATGTATCAATGGGGGCATTTATGGGTAATCGGTTTAAGAGCTTTTGAGCTCCACGTGGGTGAATAACATATGAATTTAAAAGAACGAAACTATGTACACGAGATATTGTATCATTAATTTTTTCTCCGTCGTCACCCTTATGAAGCCAGAATCCAGCCAAGAATATATCCCAATCATCTGGTAATTTATCCATGAAGGATATTACCTTTTCTTCGAATTGTGGATCGAGGCGAATTGCGTCATCTTCGAATATGAATGTTGGTTTATCATGTTTAGCAGCTTTCTTCCATATGTTATAATGACTAAGTGCTACACCATATTCTCCGGGAGTTAATGGTATTTCGAGATCTTTGCCCCAGTATTTCCATCTTCCATAATTCCATGTTGGAGTAAGTATACCTTCATCGTATTCCTCTTGAGGGTTATGATCTTTTCCATATACACCTGGAAAGCGTATTACATTATTCCGAAGATATGAATTTTCTTGTACAACTTGCCATCTACGTTTACCCTCTTCTGTTTCTTTTAGATTAATCATATACATCTTACCCCAGGGGCGAGACTTTATATTAAAGACTGTATCCGTATTTATGAACCTAAACTTCCAAATTATGAAACCAAGTAGTATTAAAGTCACGATAAAATGCAGATACATCATATAATTATAAAAGATAAGAATGTCTTTCTTCTTTTTTTTTAATTATATCGGTTAAAATGTGTTCTACATTTTGACATGCTTTTTGAATCATACTTTGATTATGTATACATGGAAGGTCTCTATATTCTTTTTGAGAAAGAAGAATAAGAGCGTTAATTACCATTGGGAAACGCGATGTTCGCACTGTTTTCGTATAGTTGTTACAATAAAATTCTCTCCAACATTTTATTATATCATGGTACTCTACTTTGTTTTGTTCCGCATATACAACCAATGTATCCCAGAGAAAAAAAAACCAGGATGAATTATCATATCTAGACCCAGATACGATATGCTCCTTATATTTTTTGTTTTTTTCCAATTGAATTATCCACCCAATTATACGTAGGGAGTTATTGAGATCACATGTTGTCAAATGATGTGTACACGCATTTAAAAGTCCAGCCAATACAATACTATCTCCTGATACCATTGCAGACCTAACATGATTAGATAAAGTGCATTGGGTGAGAGTACTTATCGCATGCTCTACTTCATCATCGGTGCTTTTTATAGACGGTGTCGGATAAACAATCCCTCTTGGTGAATAAATCAATACACCTATTATAAAAGCAAATATCTCTATCGTATCGTATTTATTATCTGACACGTTTAGATTAGGATAATCTACCTTTATCTTTTTTAAAAATAATCCTATTTTTGGATTTTGAGAATGAATGTGTTTTGCAGAAAATAATAGAATTGACTCCCAAAGAACGTCTTGCCACTTTGATAGAATCATCTCCATCGCCCAATGACAACATGTTTCGTAATCACTTGATAAACACGCCTTTTTCCAACAATTAATAACCTGGTTCTGTAAATTCCCAGAATAAGATACCTTATCTAGGTTCTTTGTTTTTTGGGAACTTGTTTGTGATTTGGAGTTTTGAGATGCAAGGATATCAAAATCGTTAAACATGTCTTGACTTAAACAAAAGAATTGATTGTAAAAAACGAACGAAAAATTTTGAATCAATAATTAAAAAAATATCAACACTTATATAATGGAAGATACCAAAGAGAAACTCATAACAGAATTCATTAACTTTCTCGAAGATGATAACTTTAAAGATATTTTTCTAGAAGAACTCAATGAAGAGATTGATATACCAATATTAAGCGAAGAAAAAGAAGGAAAAATATTCAAAGCACTCTATCGTGTTATCATAAAATCTCTCAAGAAGAAATGCGATAAAAAATAAAGACCAAATAAACTTGGAGAAGTTATCTTGCTATATAGCTTCGAGTGGAGTAAGATGCATTCTATAGTATACACTGTATCTTAATAAAAAATATTTAAAAATGAATTGGTATTACACATAATTATAGGTTTGTATAATCATGCGAATTCCTAAAAGAAATTTTACTTTTATACATCCCAGTATACAAAAAAGGGTATTAACAATTGGATTAGGTAATTTATTTTCAGACGATATTATAGAAAATATACTCGAATTCAGTAAAGAAAAACACTCCTGTTTAGAAGAAATACAAAACTACCCGTGCTCTGGTAACATGAATTCGCATTTACTGCACTACTATCTTTACACTAAGATTAGTTTTGCATATGAAAACAGATTCATAACTATGTGGGCTCACGACTATATAGATTGTCTTGCAGATTCTGATTATGATATATTTGATTATATATGTCAAGAAAATGATCTTATAGATTCAGACGACTTTCAATATAGACCGGTAATTCGTGATATGAGCGATCTTGAAATTTACACATATATTCGTTCTTTGCAGATTCGAGAGATAGCTTCTAAGTTCACTTATGAAGCAGAGATATTATTTCCTAATATTCTAGGAGATTTACTTGACATAAATGAATTTGATGCAGTCTGTATAGGAAATATTATATTTATATTCGATTTACAAGAACATCTAGAAAATATTTTAAGTTTAGAAATTTCTGATATTGAACACATAGATTTGATAACATATGTTTCATATTCTGGAGAAGAATCGGGTAACTCAAGAAATGATATTTTAAAATGCGGTGGTCTCCCAGAAGAATACAAAAAAAAATAAACCATAAAAAAATTTTGTTTTTTTGTTTTTTAGTTTTTTATTTTGTTTTTTTGTTTTTTTAGTTTTTTTTTAGGAACTTACTCATTCGCCTCTTCCTCCTCTTCCTCTTCTTCTTCCTCTTCCT